AACTGAATAACCAATATTATCATCAGCTTTATTTTTTGTAGAGAATTTAAAATTAGAAGATACAATATCGTTAGAATGGACTACTGATGATATTAAAATGCAATTAAAAAATAGAAAGCAAGAAAATAAATTAACTGATGATGAATGTAGAGATATTTTATATAGATTATTGCATAAGCACGACGCCACCATTGGAGTTAGTTGGGATGTGATTGATGCTCATATTGAACATTATTTATCATCAAGGGAGGAACAATGAGCAAATTTAAAGATTGGGTAATGGACGAGCAACAGAAAGAAGAAGAACTTGAAAACATACAAGAAGAACTCGCGGTGATGACAGTAAACGATTTTTGTAATTTAGTTGATGAGCATGGTCTTGAAATAGAAGTTATCGACAATATATTTTGGGAACTGCGAGATAAACTTTATGAGCAAAGGAGTAAGAAATGAGTAATTTAAAAAATGTAGAGGACATCAATGAAGATGTGACTTGGTTAAACTTTAAGGGTTATGACATAAGATTAGAAATGTCTGACTATGACAATGGTAATTTAACTATCAGGGTCACTCCTGAGGGTTATGATGATTACACACATAAATTTACGGTGGTTGAGGATGAGGATGAAAGTGAACAATAGGATAGAGGACATAGTCAAGGACATTGAGAAGCTAAGGGATAAACACGCCCCTGACAATGCCCCTGACAGAGAGAAGTATGACGAAGTGATTGATAAGCTAGAGGGATTGTATAGAATGATGATAGCTCAAGGCTTCATACTTTAATGAAAGGTAAATATTCTTACGACAATGTACAACCTGATTACATAATCAAAAAAAATAACGGTGAGAAATTAGTCAGGCGTAAGTGTTATCATTGCAATAAAGAATCATACATGAGTAAGTTTCAACGCTGGTGTTCAGCATTATGTAAGTACAATGCCACCAAAGATTATGATAGCTTTACTCAGGACGATTATAAGGTTAGTAAATAGAAAGGAGTAATAATGATAGAATGGATAATGGATCTATTAAAAAAGTTGGTTGAGAGTAACGATTAATCTTCAGGGGCTTCGATAACTTTGACTTCCATGCCAATAGACTCGCCGTTAATGACGTTGTGATCTCTAATCTCTTTTAACTTGGCTTCCAACTCAGGTCTAGTCATGTTATCGAGAGAGGCGGTCACAACTTCTTTGCGGTCAATATAAAAACCAGCTAACTGACCACGACGATACTCTGCCTGAACTGCTGGACCCAATTGACCGTTAGCGACAGCTTGTTCTCTTAGTCTTGACAGCTCACGCTGGTGGCTGACAAAAGTAATCTTACTAGCCTCTGCATACTCTCGTTGTAAATCCTCAATGGCTTTGACAACATTAGGAAAGTATTTAGGATTTCTTAGGTTACAAGCTTGAGATACCGCTGAACGCTCAGAATACCCAGCTTGTCTCGCACATTCTGTGGCGGTCAAACGACCATTCTCTTTTACAAATATCTCAACAAATCTCTTTTGTTTAGGTGATAGCTCACCATTTTTTATCTTAGGCATTTTTTCACTTTAATACACTTTTTTAATTCTGTATAGATTTTTTTAATTCAATATTATAATAAATAATACTACTTTCAGTTCAAAAAAGACATATAGAGTGGTTACCTCTGGTTACCTCTGGTTACCTCTATGACGTAACCATACTATTGTTGATTTACAAGGGTTTTTCACTCAGGTTACGTGGTTACCTCTGTTTTGTGGAATTTACAAAAACATAAATCACTTTCAGTTTAAAATATCTATAGGAAAACTCATTATTGACAAATAAATCCTAAATAGTTATACATAAATAGGGCTAATGACGATTCCTCCTTTCTATAATAACGACCCTTTTTCTTCATGGTCATTTTCATTGAGCATTAGCCCATTTTCATGATAAAAATATTCTATGAAAAAGAAGGTGGCGATAGAAGAAATTTATCCCATGGTCCTTGTTTCGTGGTACGACGCCAAAGATGGGGAGACAGGGTGGAGAAGTTTAGAGGAGATTAGAAAAGAAAGACTGGCGCTATGTCACTCAATGGGGTGGCTAGTATTTAAAGATAAAGATAAAATGATTATTATGGCAGATTACTCAGAGTTCGACGGAGAGAAAGACGGTGGACGTCACATTGTTATTCCGTCAGGTTGGGTGAAGTCCATAGCATTTTTAGACATACACAGAATGGAGAGAAACTAATGGATATGCAAAGACTATTAAAATCAGTACGTGACCATGAAGGTTACCGCAACAAAGTGTACCTCGACACATTGGGAAAGAGAACTGTGGGCGTTGGCCACCTCTGCGTCGAAGATTTTTGGGAAGACGACAAAGAATACGACGAAGAATTTTTAATGGAAATATTAGAGAAGGATCTAGAGAACGCCATATCAGGAGCGGAAGAATTACTCGGTGAGTACACGGTCAATGATCAATGTAAAGAGATCTTAGTGGAAATGGTATTTCAGCTAGGAAAAACTGGCGTGAGTAAATTTCGTAACATGTGGGCAGCGTTAAAAGATCAAAGAACACCAGACTACAAAACCGCCGCGGCCGAAATGCTCGATTCGCGTTGGGCCAAGCAGACCCCCAATCGCGCAAAGAAAATGTCAGAGCTTATGGCGAGCCTGGCGTAATGGACGACGATTTACTTAAATGGGACGGCTTTGACGACGCTATCTTAGGTGTGGGTTCGCGTTGTGGTATGGACGACGTGTTAGTTTATAGTAAAAAGAAGATGGCGTATATTCTAAGAGACAGAGATGACATGGACGTAGAAGAGGCGATAGAATACCTCGATTTTAACGTTTTAGGGGCCTACATAGGCAAAAGAACACCTATCGTAGTAGAAGACTTCATTTAATGGAAGAAGAGATCGTACCAGAGATTTGCCCTATTTGTGAGCTTGACATGGAGGACTGCGATTGTTTTCTATAATAGTAGGTACTTGTCTAGTTTTAATCACACTTTTATTAATACTTTTATGCGTCATGGTTTATGCAATTGGCGATCAGTTGCACGAGAGCCGAGATCCCAATAATAAAAGAGATTGATTTTTAATCTTGGCTTAGTATAAAATAGGAAGTTTACACTATACACAAGGAGATTATTATGAACATTGATGAAATGAAGAGCGTTATCGTTTACTTAACAGACAAAATACAAAAATTAGAATTAGAGAATATAGAATTATCCAACCAAAAATTATGTCAATGCGATGAAGAAGAGGCCCCTACTTCCGTGCGAGAGAATATAATTAACTTATTTCCTAACGCGAAGGCGTAAGCGAATACGGCGACGATTGCGTCTCTTTTTGGACCCTACCTTACGTCGCCCCTTATGCTTCTTCTTTTTTAGTACGGAACTCATCTTTATCCTGATCCCATTGTTGAACTCTTGCTCTCCAATAATCTCTCTCTTTCTCGCTCAAATCTTCCCACCGCGATTGTTTAAAACCTTTTTTATCTGATTTATATCTGAGGTTCTTAGCCCTCTTATCGTAGACTGTAGTATCAGTCATTTAATTGATTAATTATTTTTTCGTGCTTTTTCCACAGGCGACGACCGTCCTCTAATGTTATCTCCCAATCAATAACATCAAACTCTTTAATCGAACCGTCAGTATAATGAACTCGGACGCGATTGATTACGTCACCTGATTCTGGATTTTTTTCTTGAAATCTAGTGACACCACTAACTATTTTTTTTATCATCCTTTACATGCCCCTGCGCAGGCATATTAGTAAAGTAAATGGAACGCACATCTTTAATGGCGTGTTGTAGTTCAGCTTTCTCCCTTAACACACTATATAATTCTTTAATATGTTCAGCGTGATCATGTTCTTTACTTGTGATATACGCTGGTACACTTGTTAATAAAACTTCTCTTGCCTCTAACTCTGACAAGTCTCCAATCATCTTATTTAAAACTGATATGTATAAAGCTCTTTTTACATTATCTTTGCTCTGTTGTTCTACTGACATCGTGGTCCTCTCCGTTCTGTATGTTTATTTGATTACTTTCTTGTTCGTGTTCTTTGTCAATTAAATAGTGTAAATAAGAACCCATAGACATATATTTTTTTTGTGCCATAGGTTTTGCCTTGTTGTACACATCAATTTTTATGGCTACAGATTTATACTTAGTAACATCTGTCATTTCTTTCTCCTAAATATTATATCGTATTTCATATAATAATAGGTATATATGGGAATTTATATGATAGTCAAGGAAAACTTATGCATCTTTTTTGTATGTAATATCCTCTAAACTAGCGGCTTCTATACACGTAAAGTTCATTGTTATATATCCTTTTAAGTCACTTAGGTCATCTTTTACCATTTGATAATAATCATTACACTCGACATAACTACTATGATTAATCTCTGAAGCCACACGCAGACACTCTTGTTCTATGCCCTGACCTATGCAGACAAAACCAACTAAAAAAAATTTAAACATTTAATCCTTTTCGATATACTCGAACTCTACTTTCAACCTTATCTGTTCCTTGGTCCGTTGTCTAACAATCTTTGATCCTGGCCGCCAACTTTTTGTCCTGCGTGATATTGTCTTGACATCTATCAATCTAACCTCACCTGTTTCGTGGTGAACTAATACCATATCAATAGGGCCTGAACTAGACACATTTTTAAACACCTCGTATCCTTGTTCTAAGAATTTAATTATGGCTTTGTACTCGCTGATATCACCAATTACCCTTTTTTCATTTCTCCCCATGATGATCCTATGTCCATGTCTACTTTTAAAGGCACCTTTAATTGCACTGTATTTTCCATGGCTTCTTTTATTTTTTGAGCTTGTTCTTCAGATTCAATAGAACAATTTAATTCATCGTGAACTTGTATATGAGATACTACTCCTTGTTCATACAAATCCACCATGGCTTTTTTAGTCATATCTGCACTCGACCCTTGTATCAATCTGTTCAAAGCTTTATAAGTCCACGCACGTTTTAAGTCACGTCCATATTCTTTCTCTGCCTGCCATAACGGTAATGGTTTATGTATACCAAACGCTTTTGGTTCCCATGTATCAAATCTACATTTACGACCTAGTAATGTTCTAAGGAATCCTACGTTTTCTGCTTTACGAGTTGCCTGTTCCATTAACTGTTTTACAAACGGCACGTTAGCGTGGAACTGTGTAAATAAATCTTCTGTTTCATCTTTATCTAATCCAAGCTCACTTGCGAGCTTACCCTTACCCATGCCATACATCATACCTAAATTAATTGTTTTCGCGGTTCTTCTATCTATACCAGCCATGTCCGCAACTGCTTGATGAAAGTCAGGGTCCTCGTGTGTATAAGATTCAATGACTTCATCTGCACCTTTTAATCCACCGCCAGTTAATGCAGCAAAGTGAACTAACACTCTTGGTTCTTGCTGACTATAATCAAAGCTACCCCATTGACATTTATCATCAGGAACGAAAATAGACCTGATCATTGGTCCGATATCCTTGTTTCTAGCTGGAATCT